ATTTTACCTGTTTCTTTGTCTAGTCGTTTCATGATTCGTTAATCTTTATCATAATTTTACCAGCACTTCCACTCCTCAATAAATCAAAAGCTTCATTGATTTCATCAAGTGTAAATGTATGAGTATGTATAGTCTCATAATCCAATAGACCTTTGAGGGCGAGTTTAATATAACGAGGAATATCCTTCTCAGGATCAGTCCCACCACCTCTTATGGCACGAATAGACTTACCATCACCATCAAACATGGATACAACATTAGGAAGACATACAAGACGGTCTGGTGCGGGTTGTCCGGTTAGAATCAATCTTCCACCAGGTCTCAATCTTTCAAATGCTGCAGAGATAACATCAGGAATACCAGTTGTATCGATAATAACATCACATTTATTTGGGAGATATTGAATATCATACACAAAACAGTCTGCTCCTAGTTGTGAAACTAGGTCAAACATACTTTGATTTATATCCACACCATAAATGGGTGATGCATTCTTCATCTTGGCTGCTTGGATAAGGTTCAACCCTACACCACCACAACCAAGAATAGCAACAGACTCACCGAACTTCAGTTCACATTCATTGTCAACAATACCCAGAGCAGTGGTGAGACTACAACCAAGCATAGCAGCGAGAACCGAAGGGGTTTTGAGATCAATCTTAGTAACACGATTTTCAGATACGATAGAGAACTCACTTAGGGTAGTAATCTTTCCACTAGAGATAGTCTTACCATCCAAAGTATATGAAGGGGAAGATGATTCTATACCAGAACCACGGTGACAATGCATAACAACTTTGTCTCCAGGTCTTACGGTAGTGACACCAATACCCACACTCTCAACGATACCACAACCCTCATGACCTATCAAGTGTGGTAGAAACTTTTCGTTACCTTCATGACCTTTGATCTGACGAAGTTGTGCTCCACACAACCCACTTACCAATACTTTTACTAATACCTGACCGAACTTAAGTTCAGTTAATCCTACTTCTCTAAGTGCAAGAGGTTGATTTAGTTCTTCAAGAACAACGGCTTTCATTTCTCTTCCTCAGAATAATTTTATCACTCATAATCTGTCATCAATACTCCATCTAAGTGATCAATCTCGTGTTGAACTATACGAGCTTCAAGTGATTTTAGTTTCCACCTTCTATATTTACCACTCAAATCTTGAAATGATAATGAGATTTTACTGGGTCTAATAAGTTCAACGTACTTACCTGGAACACTCAAACACCCCTCTTCAATTTTGACAGTGTGATCCGAATACCATTTGATAGCCGGATTGATCATCTCTTGTATGTCACCATACTGAAGTTTAACCACAATGACTCTGATATTTCTACCAACTTGAGGTGCAGCTAAACCTATACCATTAGCATCGATCATTGTTTCTTTCATAGATCCAATGAACTCTCTAATTTCATCATCTAAAATGACAGAACAAGATATCCTTTTCAGTATCTCATCACCGTCATGTAGGATGTCTAAAATCATACAACTTTAAAATAGATCATTGGAGAATCAAACTCTTTGGTTCAGGTGTTACCAGTTTACTACCGTAGATAGAATCATACTTCTCTCTAATAGAGTGTTCTACCTCACCAACATATACAATATGTGTGCGAGAAACTTCGAGTTCTGGTTTCTCTCTACTAACCACAGTAGCCCAAGGTGCAAACCCAATGTTCTGTGGTTGTGGAATTACAACCAATCCATTTCTTACAGTTACAGTAGATGCGTTTTCCTCAACTACCTCTGCAATTACTTCTTCACCAGTGACAATACGAAACAGTTTTACGTCCATCATAACCTCCAAATAATTTGATACTCGTCTAGGAGGAGTTCTGCTCCAATGTCTTTCATGAACTCTTTTACGAATCCTGCCTTACCACCCTGTGCAATCTTGGTGAACCATTCAAACTCAGGGGTATTAAGGTTGTCATCAACCATAATTATACTACCTTTCCTCAAGTTTTTCATGACTGCTGTGAGTTCCTTAAGATGATGTTTCTGTGAAGGAATAGGATCTTCTGGTTCAAAATCAAATGAGTCCAGATACAATAGATCAATCTTTCTCTTCGCAGGAATGTTCCATAGAAACTCTACTGAATCACTACAATACACCTGTGTCTTGTCAGATACCATCTTCTGAGCGTGTGCCACATTGTCTGGATTGATATCTACTGAAGCTACTTCACCATCATAGTAGTTAATGAAGTCATCAAAGATGTAGGTACTAGCTCCATCATCACCAAGAGCAAGTTGACCATGGTCTGCTCTCATACATCCTGTCTCTACAATGAAGAAGTCTTTATTCTTCTTCTCATCTAAGATCTCAAATACCATAGAGAGGGAAGTTGCCCTATCTCTTACAGGATTATTTGGTCCTGCTGGTTGTAACATCTTAGCAAAGAACTTACTGCTAAACCTTTTACTGTATGTCATTCTGGTAACTCCCTGTTAATAATGATTCTCTCAAGATTATCTTTGTTTCTCTTGTAGAATATTTTACTGTTTTTATGTTGTGATTTATACAACCATGGTGCTGGTTCTCCAGTCTCCTTACGAGTTCCACCCCAACTTGGATCTGATACAAAATCAATCCAATAACAACCCACAACCTTATTGAGTTTCTTTCTCATACGGAACATGAGATCATGATCATCCATATCCTGTGGTGAGAACTCCTCATCAAAGTAATTCATCTTTCTAAGATCCTCACTATTGATCATCAGAGGACCACGATTTACTGTACCTCTTACCGCAAATGTGTTTCTATCAATGTTTGATTGATTTGCTTCGTCACATGGATCTACAATATCACACCAACAGTTATCCAAGTCTTCCTCCATTCCAAGATGTGTGGAGTTTGGATTGAACTTATAGTTGTGTGCAGTTCTAGCAGTCACAGCAAACACATCATCAAACGCTTCGAAAGGTTTCCTCATACGAGTATTCCAACCCTTCTCACGAATGACCATATCATCTTGAATGATAGTTACATACTTACCTTGAGCCAATTTGAGACCAGCGTTGTTTGCCTTTGTCTCAAATACATCTGGTGTATTGATTACAGAGTTAGTAATCTCAGAGTTTTTCAAATAATCTGTGATGACTTTTTCTGATTTATCAGTGCAACCATCCACAACTACAATCAACTCATAGTTACCATCAGTATTATCTTCAATACCTTTCAATACATCCTCAATGATGTCTTCTTGATTGTGGACTGTAAGGATCAAACTATCGACTGGTTCTGGTTTTATGTAATCAACCTGGTCTTTGATACTTACAAGGAACTGATCAATAGGACGATAGAGAGAAACAATTCCTTTGTTGTATCTCTCATACCAGTAGTCAGCATTACACTCAATAAAGTTACGAATGTCACTACCAACTACTGGGAGTCCATCACGAATAGCAATGTTAGTAAGGATACTTTGATCATGACGAACCTCTTCGAATCCATCCAACTCTCCCTTACCAGAGAATGTAGTAACCTCACCATTAGTTCTTTCATCTAGACACCACTTCAACCAGTCTTTCAGAATATTCTTTGACTCATCACACACTTTCCAGAATGTAAAACCAGCTTCGAGTTGCTTAGACTCCCAATAATCATCTTCATCACAATCCATATAATGAAAACAATCTCTCTTAGTGTATTCACCTTGAATTGAGTTACCTAATGGAAGGAGACATGGATCACCCTCCCAGATATCATCAACAGCTTTAAAGATTTCAGGATGAAAGATATCAAGAGCATCCAGTGCTAGAATCTTATCACCCTCTTCCAACTTCTCCATAGTCTGTAGGAGAAAGTATGGTTTCCAAGCAAAGTGACCATAGTTATTTTCCTTCGAGAACCACTCCTCATTCTCTTTGTAGATCTCGGAGTTAAAAAGTGACTCCTCATCAACAGCAAAGTGATTTACACCTAACTGTTTTGATAGTTTGTTTAGAAAAGATTGTCCTCTCCTATACTTATTATTACCAAATGATACTGTAAGTAAGTTCCAAGTCATTATGATTGAGGAATAATTGTCCAATGTTCGGGATACAAATCCCTTGTAGATTTATCTGAGTTGTTAGGACCAAACCAAGCCTCGGGTGCTACCACCTTACCTTTGTCAGCCAACCAAGCTCCCCACCATGAAAATGTAGAGTTAGAGATAATAAAATCACTACATTGTGTCATCATATACAGGTCATGATAGGGACCATTACCTTCTGATACGATAAACCTATCACTTCCAAAGAGAGGATTGTTCAATGCCCACTCAGGGTCATCAGTAAAGATGACAACCTGTCGATCTTCGTCAAACTCTTTCAATGCATGTTCGTAATAATCATCAGAAAGGTTGTGA